ATTTTTTCGCAATGGTCTTTGACGTATATCCATTGACGTATGTTATTACCCTTTCCATATACTGGAATTTGTTCATTATTATTAGCTTTGTAAGCAATAACNGGAATAAATTTTTCGGAGTATTGCCTGGGTCCNAAGTTATTTGTACATCTTGTTATAATAATATCCTTTTTATATGTTTTGTGAAAGGATAGTGCTAATAAATCTGCTCCTGCTTTTGTTGCTGAATATATAGATGATGGTTCTAATAAACTGTATTCTTCGCTCGGGTCTGAATTAAACTGTAAGCTACCATATACCTCATCCGTTCCTACTTGAAGAAACCTTGTACTGTCAGGTAGTTGTTTTAATAATTCGTATACCCCTACATAATTACTATCGATAAAGATATCACCAGCTTTGATACTGTTATCTACATGAGATTCTGCAGCAAAATTTACAATATAATCATACTCTTTATCTAATTTAAAATCTGAAATACTTACATATATTATATCTAATTTATTACTAGACTTTTTATACATGTCCCATAGATAGTCTTCTGTTTTATCAGACACGCAATATGCATAACTATCGATAATTGTTATTTCGCAATTTTCACATTCACGGTGAAGGAGCTCTACAAAATGACTTCCAATAAATCCTAAACCGCCTGTTACTAAAATATTTTTATCTTTCATGGTTTTAATGTGTTAAATACCTCATCAATATATTCTTGCGTTCTATAATTCCACCAATGATGATGAGCAAAGCTATCGCGAATATTTGATTCTGATGATTGTACGTTAGATACTACTCCTTCACTTAATTTTGGGTCAATATTTTGTCTTATATGTGGATATTCAAAATACAAATGTTTTATCATTTCTTGATCGTCAGCGCTTTTTTGCGAGCGTGGGTATTCAGATATTGTTGTTGGTTTTAAAAAAGTGCATGTGTTAAAAAATACTCTACTAAATATTGTATTTTTTATAATCATAAACCCAGTGCATAGCCCGTGAGAATCTGATGATATAGTTATATCTTTATGTATTAACTTTTTAGATTNATCGAATATATTATAAGTAGGATCTTTGATAACAATATCAATATCAGAATATATAATGTATTTGTAATTACGTTGTAGTTGTCTTGTGATAAGACTTANTTTTCGAAGACGGCATATATTTGGCTCTATATCATCGATTAAAATATGTTTATATTCGTAGTTATTAGCTATAGCATACTCTTTAAAATATGGCTCAGTATGTTTATATAAATCATGATATATTGATTCAGCGGATGAATCGCGATATGTCATAAGTAATATACTTTTATCTTTCATCCGCTAATTCTTTAGTAAGGTATGTTTCTTTTTCACTTAATATTCTAATTAACGACTCTCTTTCTGACGGCATATCTAATCCATACTCTTTCACTTTATCTATTGATAAAATACAATTAGATCTATTAGCGACAATATGTTCCTTTAATTGATTATAGGTAATAAACTTCCAGTTCGGATTCCATAGTCCGTGTTTATCTAAGATGTCACACACTTCAGTTGTTTTAAGAGGATTAGGGTTGACACAATTATACACACCGTTAGGTAATTCTTCGATATTAATAATTTTATTAATTACATGCAGTAGATCCTCAATAACAGTTTTAGAGTTTACCTCTTCGAGAATATTATTATATTTTAAGATTTTACTTAAATAGTTTTTCTTAGAGTTAAAATCATTGCAAATTGGCATTCTTATACGTAAAGTATAAACGTTTTTAAAGTTCTTCAGGCATAGTTCTGCTGCATGCTTTGTTTTACTATACCAACTACTATCAGGATTAGTTAGTCCGAAATTTGGTTCGTCTTCTTCTGTGTATTGTACGTCTGTTGGTCCGTCATATATACACCCAGAGCTTACATTAATAATTTTTATATTATNTTTTACACAAAACTGAGCTAGCATAGTAGGCAGTGTTACGTTTAAATCCCAGCAAATTTGCTTATTCTCCTCACAGGCATCCACATTAGGAGCACCAGTGTACCCAACACAGTTTATTATCCATTTAGTTTGTGATCCGCGAAACTCGGATATTAAATTACTAAATAATGTTTCTTTTAATTTGTCGGGTGTATTATATGGATAGTTTGCTAAATGAACTACGTCATATATATTTTCTAAGTTTTCGAGAAAATACTTATAAGCTTTTTTCCCAATATAACCGTTACCTAAAACAACTATTTTATTCATCTTTATTCTTTTGTTCTTGTATGTCGCTGAAGAAATCTATACTACCTACTCGTCTTAATAATGTCTCTATAGCGTCATAATCTTGAGGAGTCTTACCTGAAACAATTACTACACTTTCTCCTTTAAGGTCATATCCAAGTAGTATAAATGATTTTAAATGCTCCGCTAAATAATCGTTAATAAACGACATATCTTGTTCTTCCATTGAATCGACAGACTCAGCGGCATTAATACTAGACTTTAATAAGTTATCAAAATTCCTAGGTTTTGGCATTTGTCTTTTCATTAGGTGTAATATTCTTTTCGATTAATTTAGTCATGATAACTTCCATGCTGTCAGTTTTTAATTGATAATTCTTAAAGTGACTTCCGTCATTTAGTTCAAATTTAAAGTCTCCACTCCAATCATAATTAACATAACACGTTATATATAAGGCATTTTGTTCTGGATTAATCATTATGGTCCATCGCCGAGGATCATTTGATGTATAATCTGAGAAAATTCTATTTACTGTATATCCGTTATCTCTTAAACGTTTAATAAAATACCCACATGTCGTGACTTTATTTTTCATTAGTTTTTATAACTCGTACTAACAAATGTAAGTTCGATATTATCAATATTAAGTTTAAGCATAAGCATTTTATATTGGTTATTTATATTAATAATTGCCTCATTAAAATTTAATATAGAAATAAGCCTAAACAACTCAATATCTAAGATTAATTCATAATCTAAATCTTGTCCATCATATTCATCCGCTAACAAAGTTGTATAACTATCTACGTTTTGTAGTTTTTTATCTGATAATTCAGCATATACATTTGTGTTTTCGGTTTTAATATATATTTTACTAGATTCAGTTACAAACGGAAGTGCTTTTAAGATTGCACTATTTTTTTCTTTTGTAAGTTTAAAGTTAGTGTTAAATGTAATATCATCAATTTTATTAAAATCAAATGCAGTATCTTTTGTTATACTACTATCAAATAAATGATATGTAAATCTATTAACATTACTATTATATTTTATACAATTTTTTTCTATTTCAAGATGTAAATCATTTTCGTCTAAGCACGATAAAATCTTAATTAATTTTATTGTATCAGGTAAGCATATAGTACATTGTTCTGGGTGATCGTCCCAACTGATCTTATATTCTGCTTTAAGAAAAATATTAGAATTATTATGAACTATAGTAGATATAGTATCGTGTACATCTAATGTCGCAGATGAATTTAATCTCGATATCGGATTAAGAAAATTTTGAATAAAATTATCTTTATTCTTTATTGGTAGAATCATTATTTTCGTTTAATTTGATTCGTATATTAATTTCTTTTGCGTTTTTTGCAATTCTCTTTTCAATTAAGCTCACAAATTTACTAATTTGTTTTTCAACGGCAGATACCCGCTCTATTAAGCTATTCAATAGAGCGGGATCTCCTGTAATTTGTGGCTGAGGAGCAACTGGTTGTTGATATATCTGCTGTTGCTGTTGTGGGAGTTGCTGTTGTTGATGTCGTGGTTGAGATTTTTTATATATCTCCTTATTTACAGGTATATCGTTCATTGTCGCACTTTTTTGAACAATATCCTTATTCAAGCTTTTCGCTTGGTCGTTCATTTGATGAATGAACATTTTTACTGCGACATCTTCGTTCATCTTTTATTCCAAGGTATCAAGCAATTCTTTAACTTTATCATCATCAATAGGAGTTGAATCAGAATCGATTTTTGATTTAGAATCTAAATCATCAAAAGGTAAATCATCTTCTTCAGGTGGAGTGCTTGTGGGTTGTTTTGGTGTAGTTTCTGCTGCAGCCTCTTCTGTAACGCCATGATAATGTTCATTGAGCATTGTCTGTAGCTCGTCATAACTTTTAACAGGAAAAACATTTTCCAAATCAAACGTTTGTTCGTAAACATCTTTAATAGTACTAGTTGTTACTCCTGCGATTTCAGAAGGCATAGCAAAACGAGAACTCACATATGTCGGATACCCGCCTTGCTCTTCAACTTTGACTCGAAAATTACAACCGTCTTTTGAGAGGTCAAAGATCCTTTCACCAAATTCTTCTGCATCTTCTCCTTCCATTGCCTCCATTACAATTTTATGTAATTGACGACCAAATCTAAGAATTTTCACTTTACCTTCATTTTCCGGATTATCAGGATCTTTTACTACATAAACATTAACAAGCCAATTTTCCTTACGATTTAAAGCTTTTGCCTTTTCTTTCTCTTCTTCAGAACCAGTACGAGAGAGTCTATATCGAGCCTCTGCAATAGGATCTCTTTCTCCCCATGTCTGTGGACTAATCGAACTTTGAAATTGTCCCGTCATTTCACTTACCCATCCATGCGAGTAATAATGAAAAAATGTTTTACTAGGATCCTTTACAAACGGTACAAGCCGTAATGTATACGTATTACCTGGCTTTAGTCGCATAATATTACTAGTTGAAGTTTGTTGCGCGGTCTGAGCCATCGCTCCTCTAATTGATTCAAACATATTTTTTGTTGTCATTTTGTTTTTAATATTTTATTTATAGTATTCGTTAATTTTATTCCCAAAGGTTTCATTTTTTTCGAAAATGTATATTTCGATCTCAAACTACTTAGAGTATTATAAAAGCTTCCACATACAAATTCAACTATATTTTTTTCTAGCTTAATATTTTTTTCTGATACATTAAGAGACAATAAGGAATAATAATTAATATCATTATTTTTTAAATCTAAAATAAAATTAGGATATATTCCTGACTGTATGTCGAGATATTGGTCACAACTTGTTAAATTATGTTTAATACACATATCGTAGATAAATTTAAAGCTGTTTCTTAATCTAGTAATATTAAATTGATGATCAGGTTTTGTTAATTCTATATCTGTCGTGTATTTTTTATATGTAGAAATAGCGTTAAATGTACTATAAAAGTCAAGCGGTACATATTTTTCTGAATATAATTTATATGGTGCATTAAAAAATATAATTGGATCTATTTTTTTATTTTTTAAAGTGTTTGATATTTTCTTAAGTAAAACGTATTTTGTATCGTCTAGTTTGTTAAAATCTTTTCGAGGGGTAAATCCTTTTTTATTTCTAGAAGTTTTAAGATAAATATTATATATATTTTTTTCAAATATCGATAATTTATTCATAAATCTATATCATTTTTCTTAAGATATTTAGTTATATATTTACTCTTATATAGATAGGGGTCATGTTGTAAAAATAATTTAACTAATTCAAAATTACTATCTAATAATAACGACCTTTTAAATAATTCTCTGTATTTCTCTTCTTTAAGAACTAATAAAAATACATTTGCGAGATTAATTTTTCTATTTTCGCAAATAGAAATAAAACTACATAACGTTAAAAAGACATGTATCATATCTTTTCGCTCTAAGATTGTATATGGACTATCCATTTAATGGTTCAAATTGTTTACTTAATGCTAATACATTATCGTTTAAGATACCTCCAGCAGCATATTCGTGACCTCCTCCATCACATATTTTTTTTGCGAACTTACTTAAATTAAAATCAATATTTCTATTTCTACGTAGATACACTCTGTTATTTTTTAGATTAATCATCATACATACATCACATGCATGATTATCAATTATAAATTGACCTAAATCATTAATATACTCGCTTGCAAATGTACTAATAAAATCGTATTGTTTCCCTGCTATGGAAAGTTTCGCCTTAAACAAGTCTATACTTTCTCTTAGTTTTTTAAATTTGTAAAAATGATAGCTAATTATTTTATTTTGTTCATTTGTGAATCCAAAGAACCCATTTTCGAAATCATTAATAAAATTTTGCAGTTTGTCACCGTTTGTATACCAGAGGTAAAAATTTAATTTATTACTTTCCGGGTATTTTAATTCATAACAATCATAATCATCCGCAAACGTTATTAATTTTTTTTGTTCTTTAGTTAAGTTAACATTTGGATATATATGATTTAATATTTGATAAATGTGCTTACTACATGATGTTTGCTCTGTATTGATAAATGTTTTTGCCCGGGAGTATTCATCTTCATGTGATTTGTGATGATCAAAAATAATTACATTTTCTTTATCGATTAAGTCTTTAATTTCTGTAGTGTCTAAATCAAAGAAATACACTCTTTTATAATCTTCAATTTTATTGTAGTTAAGCCATCCTAATAGTTTTTCACGGATATTAGAAACCTTTAATGTAACAGCTTTTGGTTTAGTTTGCTTAAACCACGTATAAATTAAATAACTACAGCAACCATCAAGATCTAAGTCGGTAAAGATTATTTCGTCTTTATTTATCATTTGTTTCTTTTTCTGTTAAAATATTGCCATAATGAGGCCAACCATAAACTTCTGGATCTTCTCCTAAATATCGCCAGCGTATTACGTTAGTATCAGGATTGCGTTCATATATTTTAGGTCGTGTTGATTTTTTATTGATATCTTTGGATGTCGTCATAATTATCCTTTGTAATTAATTCTTAAAGCCCAAAAACAAGCAGAATCTATTGATTGTTTTTTCATATCTCCTTGAATCGATTTTTTTAATCGGTCGTTATATTTATCTGGGTGTGTTTTTCTTTTGTCGGGATTCCCAAACATTGATTGTGTAATATATTTAAAATGAAGATTATTACAATCTTCACCGCAAAGCCCGAAGATTTTAATATCACAAAAATCTTTAAATAGATTTATTATTTTATTAAGAGCATTTTGACCGTATTGTCTATAACCGTGAGTTAGATATAGTCTAAGACTTTCCGGTGCAGGTACTAAATGTACTTGAGTAACAGGTTTTTTGTTTTTTAATATATATTCTTTTATTTGTGTAAAAATTTCTAAATCATATTTTATATGTTCTAACGCAGATTGAGACATAAAGAAATTTATTTTTTCTGGGAAAAATGATTTTAAATTATCGATATTTTTATCAATGTCTAATTTTATAAAAGATGCATTAGTATAATTTTTCCATTTAGAAGATTCTTGTAAGTCTATACCAGTATAAGATGATATAGATTTATTAGACCATTCATATAATTTTTTAAAATAACTTCCCGATCCACATCCAAAATCTAAGATATTTATTTCTCCTAACGTTTTTTTAATTTCTCGCCAATCAATATTCATCCAGAATAAATTGCTTACCGTTCTCGAGGGAGATGAGCCAACTTGGCCGAGTTTATTAAATGAATTATTTAATTGATTTTCATTAAGAGTAAATGTTTTAATTGGAAAGGGTGATGCGGGTTGATTATTAGCTTCTTCATTTAAGCGAACATATAATTTAAGCCGGTCTACGGTCTTTACTGGTTTGTCTCCATTTATATATGTTGACGTTGTTGATCTCTCTCTCACTATGCTTTGTAGGTATTTACATCACTCTTCCGAATTGTACAGCATCATTTTCCGCAGTATTTACATCTTCATTAACATTTAAATCGTTATTCTCCGTAAGAGTAAGAGTATTATAATCTATAGAGACTCGAGTACTACCTGTATTAGAACCAAATCGGTTTTTAATAATACCTATATGAAGCGCATCATCTTCTTCATCTTCTTCTGTTCTCCAAATACTTACTATAACATCTGCAGTGGCTCCTAATCCGTAACTTTCTCCAATCGCCTCTAATCCAGGACCTCCTGCATTATTACCTGTTCCGTATCCTGTTCTATTTACTTGTGTAGCAGAGATAATTGGGCATTCAAAAGTATACGACATTGCTCTTATTTGTTCAGATATACTCTTTATTCGTTCATAAGAATTATTACCATATGTACTTGCTAAAAGATTTAAATAATCGAGTACTATAATATCAGGTTTAAATTTCTTATTAATTAATTTTTTAATAAAACCTTCAAGCTGNATAGGTGTAATAGAGCTTGGAGCNAATTCTTTAATTATCATATTTGCTCTAGGATGGGTTATTTTAAATTTACCTACCTTTTCTCTTAAGTCTTCTACGTGATCATCTAAATGATTTACAGGTAATCCAGTAAGTTTAGATGTAATTCTTTTACAATAAATCATTTCTGACATTTCAAGAGAAACAACTAAAACATTTTTATCTTGGGCCGCAGCATGGCTTGCAATGTTACTTAAAAATATAGACTTTCCAACATTAGTAGGCCCAGCAAAAATATACATACTACGGCCCTGTTCTAGGAAACCTCCTCCTAGTCTTGCATCAAGCCAATCCCACCCGGTTTTAATCTTTTCTTCACGTGTTGTTAGATCGGTAATATGTTGTTCTACATCTTTAAAATAATTATGACCTACATTTGTTGTAATAGAAATATTACATGCTTTTGAGAATTTATCGTAAATACTTTTTACATCTCTTTCTTTATTATCAACGATTTCTAGAAATGTATTAAATACAGCTTGTTCTTGTAAGAATTTCTCTGTATAAGAAAGTAATATATCATTAGATAATTCTACTTCTAAAACATCAGTAATTTTTTTACTTGCTTGATAGTGTTCTTTGAGTTGAGATGTATTTAAATATAATTGTAATTCAGTGAGAGAGGGCCGTCTATTATTTTTTCGATAAAGAGCTTGTATTATTTTAATTATTTGTTGAAAATCTTTATTTTTAAAAAATTTATAATTAAGATTATCAATAATAGAATTTAGATAAACTTCGTCTTCAAGACAATTCTTAAAAACTACCTTTTCTAAATACTCTAAATCTATATCTAAGTAATTACTTTCGTTTGTTAGCATGTTCTAACAGAGCATTATAGAAGTAGTCTTCTGATTTGCTATATTCTTCTGTGTGGTTGAGTAACCCGGGTGATTCATGAATGATGTGAATAGGAGCTGTAGTTAAGCGCAAACCAGCTAAATGACAATCTAAGGAAAATTTTAAATCATAATAATGGAATCCTTTAAGATTAGTATCAAATTTTACTTTCTTCTCAGAAATTGATTTTGTTCGAACTGCAAAAAACACACCATCTAATAATATTACTTCTTTAGGTGTTTGTCCGAAGATTGTAGGAGCATAATCTGTATTATTATAATAATGTGACACTATACCAGACATAGTATCTGGCTTACATAATAAATGCCATAAACAAGGTTTTTGAACTTGTAACTTACTTCCTCCAGCGACACCGATAATATCAAATCCTCGCTTAAACGAATTGCGAATTTCTACTAAGAAATTTATGCTATCAATAAATACATCATCATGTACAAAAAGAATACAGTCATATTTTTTAAAATTTTCCGGGATAAGATAATTATTATAAACGGCGCATAGTCCACTAGTATTTTGATATGTAGGCTTTAAGTCGAAAGTAGTTATAGTGTTTTCTTCGTGATGAGTTAAGCTTTTATATAATTTAGTTGTTTTAAAGCTAGCCTCAGTATGTTCAGTAGCGACTGCTATGAGAGTTTTCATACAAAAAATGGAGAATTTAATTCAAACTTTTGTGTTTGGAAGAATCTATTTTTACTGAAATTAAATTCATATATTACTCCTTCTTCTGCTAATTCCCATCCGGGTAATTGAATAGAACTAAAAGAATTATCATGAGTAAATAATGTTGATCCTGATCTAAAAATTTGTAATCTACCCATGTTTGGTTCATACATCCAACATCCAAATGTACCTTCAAGTTCTGATAACGCGTTTTTAATACCAGACATATATATCAATGGTAATATTACGCTACTATCAACCTTATTTGTTTTACCTTTAAGTTCATATTTTTCTTGTAATTCATTAAAATTTTGTAATACTCCGTTGTGTGCTAAATATGTATTTTTATACGTAAATGGATGAGAAGTATCAGTATTAAATGTTCTAATTTCTGATGTAGGGGATTGTACATGTCCTAGATAATATATACAAAAAGTATTTTCTTCTATGTGTCTGTCAAAATCTTGTTCGTATTTTGTTGCTACTCGGNTGCCGTTTTTCATCCCNCCCGGGAACAACATTGTTACGCTACGTACAAAGTTACCTCTTTCAGAGTTTTTTGTATATAACTCTCTAAAAGTTTTAATATCAGTTGAGCCAAAAATTCCACACATATCACTTTAATTGTATGAACTTTGTATCACTTAGGCAACTTAAATCTTTGCAACCTGCATATGAAATAGAGCTTTTAAGAGCTTTTTCAATCTCTCTTAATCTAATATTATATTCCGGTGCTAAGTCTATTTCTATTTGTTTACCTTCAACAAAATTTAATTTATTTCTTTTTTGAGTATATGATGTACTACC